TTACTCATAATTATTTTACTAGGTGTTGTTCTACTGAGCGAAGAAGGACATCTGCTTTGGCTGATGTGAAGGTGTCAGATTGTTTGTGTAAAATCTCAGCCTGATCACGTTCGATAGGAAATTCAAGTCCATTGCTAGTGGTGACCAAAGTAAATAATTGTCCGAAACCCTTGTAATCAATTATGTTCTTGATGGTGACCTCGGGAATTGGATTTCCGATTTCCACATTCTCATCATTGCTTTTCTCATCACGATAGACCTCAGATTTCCAGTATTCGAAACCAGCATCTGTGTGAGCGACCGTTTCACCATTGGTGTCGATCAGACCCTTTTTCACAAGGGAGGCAACAATGCCTGGGAGTGATGAGGACGATGGATATTCCATGTCATCATAGATGTACCCGGCATCGATGCAATTGCACCAAGTGACGGTATCGTTGGCGCTCTCGGGCACCCCATAATTCATTGTGTTGTACTCATTCTGAGCGATGAGCTGAAGGACGGTTTTCTCTTTTTTAGTGGTATTCATAATTAATCTTATATGTATATTATACCATAAAATCCACGATTTGTCAACATAGAGAACCCGTTGCCTATCAAGGGGTTACAAAAGACTTTTCAGACCTGCCTAAAATTTTACAACCTGTTGATTATCAACTAGTTGGTGCTGTTTATAGGCTTTTGCCTCTTTTTCCTTCTCTATGAGGTATTGGTACACACCAATTAATGTTCTAGAATTGAGATCAATGATGCTTTCCATATCTTTGCTTCTCTTCTCTAGTTTCATTATCTCTGAATTCATATAATATAAAGAGGCCAGTAAAGATAGAACCGCGACAATGATAATTGCGTATGTTGTTTTTCTCATAATTCGTATTCTTTCCATAATGCGATACCTGGTTTAAAGTATTCATCGCTTCTGTCCCATTCCGACATGAACCTAAAGTGTCTGAGGACTGTCGGGTCGACATCATCTATCAGAACGAAATCGCCGCCATCCTTAAATAACCAAGGTTTGTACTCCCCATTATAATGAACTATCTTAGCATCTATAAAATTCGCTTTACTTTTTTCGAAATGACCGGGCTTATACCATCCATAATGCAATCTATTCCATCTTGGATCAATCCAATCAATTTGGTCGTAGAAGCAAATATTGAATATACTTTGATCATTATACTTAAATAACATTCCAAATCTATTCAGCGCCTTTAGGAACTCGATATTGCGTCTTAAAGAATAATCTTTCCTATATTTCTCCATATTTAAAATAAATACACCAGCATTAAGTGCTGGAGAAAGTAGATCATATTCCTTGGTCGACAGTTCTTCGTACGAATCAGCATTAAGACTCTTGTCTGGTGAGTGCACTAATTGATTATTGTAAATTCTTTCGAGATTATCACGAAACTCACGTAAATAATCATAATATTTTTTTTGTGCTTTGGGTATATTACCTAAGGTGCTCCACGATTCTAATTCACTAGCTAATATTTCATTAGACCAACAAGCAGACATGAGACTATCTTTATCAGACGAATCAAATAACTCTGATAAACTTCCTCTTACTATCAAATCTAAATCTAAATAAAGAATTCTATCAGTTACTTCTGGCCAGAATATATCCAAATCAAATCTACCTAGTACAGAAGGGTCTTTGACTGTGGCTTTTTTCTTATTATAACAATTTTCATATTTTTCACAAAGGTCTGCAAATTCAGTAGGCACATGCTTTATGTAGAATTTATTATTAGGAAAATAAGTTGAGCTTAGTTTTAATAAAGGCTCGACGCTTTCTTCTTTGCCGAAGAAAGCGATATAAAACTCAATGGTATTTGCTAGTTCCTTTTTTTCGTTTTTCAGAACACTATTTGTGACAGTGAGGAACTGATCATAAAAAGAATCATTGAATATATATGCTACTTTCATCTATAATCTATTTATCATAACTTATGGTCCATGTGGAAATAGAATTTGTCAGTCATATATGATTCATATTCTTCAACGGCATTTGTAAATTTCGGCTTCTCCATTTTTGAATAAGAAGGCATCGGACTCATATCTATAATTTTTCCATCTTTTATATCCTGCAGACTTGGCGCTATTTTTTTCCAATATTCTTCATCTAGCAAATCTTCATAAAACAATATCAAGCAATTAGAATGTGCTTTTAATTTTTTTATTGCAACTCTTTTTTTCCAATCAAAAGTTCTTGCGGCTTGAACAATGGCATTATATTTTTTAAAATTCATATCAATGTCTGTGTGTGGAGTCTTAGTGTGAAAGTTTTTATTATGCCACACACCTGTATGCACTGCTAATATCATGCTTTTTGCCTGTGCATATGTATCTCTTCGAGAAAGAAAGATCATAGGATACTCATCAATCTTATCACCGAAATCTTCAGTTTGAATTGTATAACTATTATTATCAAAGTTTGGAATGCCCAGCACTGGGGGTGAATCATCATACATTTTATTAAAGATGGGAGTGACATCTGTCCGAGCATCTAGACCAGGCATAATATGATTTTCTTTTGTAAAATGATGTTCGCCTACAATATGACCAATCATCAGTTTTCGTGTTGAATCATTATCCATTGCATCATAACAAGTTTTGATGTGTTGTTTGGTGCATGGAAAATACTTGTTGGTAGTATCTTCTACCAGATGAAATGAAGATGCAGTATCTTTATATGTCCAAGGGATGTTATTTTCCTTTATAGCGGATTTTTTATTATCAAGAATATTATCCACTAAAGTGTGCTCTAAATTATAATGCTGATAAAAATCAAATCGGCCAAGTTCGGCATCTACTAATGGAGTTTTATCATCAAACATTTTTGATAACCGTGTAGTGAACCATGTTGATCCACACCGTGTGTCTGATAGAACAAAGATTTTATTCACTACTCTTTATCTTTCTATTTAGATAATCAAAGTATTCATCTCTGCGCCGTTTTAATTCCTCTACCCATTTATCTCTGGGTTCAATGAAAACCTTAGAATCTTCTGTACCTTCTACAACCATGATGGTAACGATCTGATCAATCTTGATTCCTGTTCTTTCCTCAAACATTACTGCGTAGCCACATTCTTGTAGAAAATATCCTGTGATCTCTTCTGCACTTTTGTGACGACTAGATGTCTTGAAATCAATGATGGATAATTTGCCATCAAACTCTGCGATAAGATCGACTCGGCCCGCTAGCATTAATTCATCAGAATAAAGAGGACATTCCTGCATAACAATGTTATCTACTCTTTCATCAAGCACCTTCTTCATTGAATTCCACATCTGAACAACATGAGGCATCTCACCTTCTTTCAGTGCACCCTCTTCGTTGTTCAGATATCTTTCTGCTGTGTAATGAACGGCATTACCACGAGCACAGGCATGGCGAGAGATTCTATTCGCCTCTTCGGCACCTACTGCTTTTCTCCAAGCATGAATCTTATCTTTGGTAGCCCAGCCAAGAACTGTGGTCATTGAAGGATAATAATTGCCACCTGGCACTTCATATAATCTTCCTGCCTTAGTCGATTTAGCAGATAGATTGTAGTCTAATTCAATAGGGTTGTGTTTGAATTCTTTCATAATTATAGTAAACTTAGCCACATAAAAAGGGCAATAGCGAAAAATACGCTGAATACCCCTATAACTACCTTATCAGCTGTCGTAAGTCTACGATCAGCGTTCCTGCTATTCATTGATTTTTTCATAATTTTATTTTTTTACTAAGCCCATTAGTATTAATGCCAGAAACATGCCTCCGCCAATATACAATAGCATTGATTGCCAAAAGTCTTTATTCTTCCAAAAGGTCATTGAACCATACTTGGGAGAACATACGCAACATTTATTTTTATTTTTCATTAGTAGTGTTCAATTGTAGAAGATGGACCGGCGGCTTTCTTGATACCCTTCAAGACATCATTCCATTCGGTTCCCGCTCTTCGAATAGTTGAAACCGAACCCTCGTATGATAATCCAGGTGCACATACACCTCGTTTAACTGTGCCGCCATCTCCACAGGGGCATGGCTTTCCCACAGGTTTATCTCTGTTATCAATTGGATGGGATTCTTCCCACACCTTGTCGCATTTGTCGCAATAGTAATCGTATGTCATAAGGTCTTATTTATGGATTTTAAACCAGTGTGGTGTTTCTCGACTCTTCCAAGTCATTGAGAATCTCTTTTGTTTTGTTTGATAGAATTTTTGGTATGAGCCAACACGATCATCATAATCCATACACTCGGGGTTCGAACCCATTGCGAGAGCAAAGGGTGTCATATATGACTTCTTAATATTCTTTGGTGTATTTTTTAGAACATCGAGGAGTTTAGATTCCGATACATGAACTTTTCCATATCGATAGGTGTATTCTTTACACAGACACTTGAATAATTGATAGTGCCATTTATAATTCATATGAGATTCCATTGTCCATAGTGTAGATGGATGTTTCATATGAACAGCCTTGTATAGTTTACTTTCTCGGTCATCGGATAATTCCCAATATCTTGACATTGTCTTACCAGAGACTGAAGGTCTTCTAGATTCTTCACCATCAAGTATGCGATGGGCTGTTGACAGCATTTGTGCTGATTCAAGAATCATTTTGACCACATGCTTATCACAATGCCACTTAGCGGCAACTTCTGGTACTGGAGATAATGCGAAGATATTCATAGTATATACTATATACTTTATTTAAGATTTGTCAAATTTTTTAATATCTTCTTTATAGTGTCTTTCATCGATTGCTGCGATCTTTTTATCGAGTAATAAGATTTCTCTTTTAAGATCATCAATGATTCTTCTCAATTCGTGTTCCTTCATTTTACTAGTGTAGGAAATACAGATTTCACAAGGCTTTCGGATACACGAGAGTATTCCTTTTCTACCTTCTTATCTTTTGCTAGACAGATGATATTAGCATCTTCTTCTGCTACACTTTCTAGAATAGAAATGAAACTAGCTTCTTTCTTCATTTTGGATATAGAACTGCCGACTACGCAATATCCAATGAGCTTGATAGTCTTATCAAGATTAGCACCGGGGGCTTCATTCACCGTGAATGGTGGCTTGCCTGATGGAAGATCAAGTTTAATACTGCTATCATAGTTCATTTGTAATACAGTCCGAAGTGAAAAAGAATCATTTTGCTTCAAGATATCTTGTCGCTCTACTCTAGTCTTTGCCTCTTGTATACTTGTAAATATTTCAGTTAGGGTTTGTTGTTTACTCATAATTTTATTTATTTTGGAAATCCTGCACGGCTTCAATTAGCATATTACATCTCTTTGTGACGAGATATGTCAGAGTATCCTTGTTTCTTTTACTTGATTGTGTTTCGTATTCTTCAACGATCTGATCTGTCACATCCTTTGGAATGAATGATAGGTCGATTACTTTCTGATTGCGTTGAAAGTTTCTTAGGGTTTCTTGATCCATAACAGATGCAAGATCATCCTTACTCTCGTACCATTCTTGAATCTTCTTGGCTCGCATTGGCTTTTGGCGAAGTCCATCAACGAATGTATTATCAGGGCTTAGAATATTTGGTACACCATCACTGGAATCACCCTTACAAGTGTGTTCGAATCGATAGTATAGTGGATCATCAACAGTGATCAAATCTCTTTTCATAGGACTGAACTGTTTTACATTACTGTACCTATGTAATTGAAGAAAATCTTTATCAGCAGATACGATCATTACAGGTTCATCTTTACCGAATTCTTGTGTTCCATCTGATAGCACAGCAATGACATCATCTGCTTCTGCGCCTTCTACACATACAACTGGATAGGGTAGATATTCTTTTAGTTCATCTCTCACAAGATTGATCAGGCGAAAGAATTCTCCCCAGTCGAGTGGTGATTCATCTCGGGTCTTTTTTCGACCTGCTTTGTAGTTCTCATAAACAGTTTTGCGCCATGAACCTCCATCACATGCAATAACCGTCTGACCGTATTCCTCTCGGAATTTTAGATTATACATACGAATTCGGTTGAGAATCATATGTCGAATAAGACCTTCTTCAATTTCTTGAGGACGATCTTGTGAAAAGATTGCCGCGATGGCAATGGCTGAGTAGTCTATAATTGTCATAATATTGTTGAATCAGTACTGATTATATCATCTCACAGGATAATGTCAAATACTTTTTACAACATGATGGATAATGTCAAATCTTTTTTACAACATGATTTCGATGAATTTTACATCCAATGAAAGCATTATGATATTCGTCTGGCTTGAAAAGAACCTCTCTATCAACTTGTTCTTTCAATTCTTTATAGGTCAATTCTCCTTTGGCTTTACATAGATGCAGTATCTCTCGGCTGAAATGATCTAAACCATTCTCCTCTACAAGAGACTTTACGGTTTCACTAGAGCCACAATATGTTTTCCAATCAGACTCTTTTAATGATCTGCGCTTTCTCTTCTTGCCTTTAAGAGGTGGCTTTGTGACCTTAGAGAAGAAGTTCTTCTTCCCAATATATTTCATTCCTGTTACTTTATCAGTTACAATATAGACAAAGCCTATATTATCTCCGATCATTTCAGTCGTGAATTCCTCACCTTTATAACTCCACATAGAGTTATTTATTCACATATTCTTTGAAGGATAATAGCTTCCTACTCGATATAATCTCGAAAAATGTTTTGGCTTCTGGTCCGCTCAAACGATTATAATCAAACTTCACAGAAGAATATATCGGTCTGTAATGTAGTGTTTTTTCTTTTGGAACAATCAATAATTGTCCTGTGGTGACCATATCATTCTTTTTAGTGTTCCCTGTTCTAATAGGATTCATAAACACATCTTTATCTGGTGATTGTGCTAAAGCATCGATGAGTTCGCCAGGTTCTTTTAGATCAGCACCTATAAATTTAGAGGCATATTCTAATCTCTTCTCGCTACTTTTTCTAGCTCGGATAAGTCTCTCATCTGTTGGATTGGTATGATAACCCAATTGAGTTAACATTAAACCATGATTGGTTCTGCAAGAATATCCTTTTTTAAGTTTTTTGGTCTTATGAATATATTCTCTTGGCACCTCTTTGGTCGAATCTTCTTTCTTTACAGTATACCCACCTTCTAGAATATAACAGGTATCTTGATTGAATACGTAAGTCGCGCCAGCGAGATTATTATCAATGAGGACTTTAAGTGCGGCTTCTGGTGTCTTTTCCAATAATGCCTTCCGCATTGTTTTTCCATCAGGTGAATAATAGCCAATCTCGTTTCTTTTATTCTTTCTCTTGAGTATTATCTTATCGCCTTCCTTTTCATCACTCTTGACAGAGAAGGAAGCAGAAATGATTGCTACACCATATTCATTGATTCCTTCGCTCCATCTACTCAGTTTATCATCGATATATAGGCGTTGTGCACCATCGCGATTAGATTGAACGACTTCGATATCAGTCTTATAATTTCGGTCACGGTTTTTAACACCAACCCAACCAAAATTATTTAAGTATTTTACACCTATAGTACACATATAGTGTATTTATATAAAAGGGTTATTATAGATAAATCTATTCTTCACCTAATTCTTCTTCTTCAAGGTCTTCGTAAGGGCCGATGTCTGCAGAACCACAGAATGGACAGTATTCTGGCTCTAGGTCTACATCAACCTCATCTAATTCTATTGTGAATTTTGTGTAACACTCATCACAAAAATATGTTTTTCTGATTATCATTATCCTTCGCAAGAACTGCAGTTAAGTAGATTACGAGACAATTCCTGTGAAGGATTAGTCCCACGGTGATAGTAAAGTGTCTTTACACCTTGTTCCCAAGCAAAGATGAGCAATTGATTTACTTCTTTGACTGGAGTTTTTGGGTGGATCATTAGATTGATTGATTGTGCTTGGTCGGTATTTCTTTGGCGGATAGATGCTTGTATTATAATCTCTTTCTGTGCGATCTCGCCAAAGGTCTTGAATACACCTTTCTCTTCATCAGTTAAGAATTCAAGGTGCTGAACCGAGCCACCATTTGTGAGAATAGATTTCCAAACGTTTCTATTATTTTTCTTATGAGATTCAAGTGTCTTTTCAAGATAAGGGTTCTTATATGTAAACTTCCCTTTTGCCAAGTCTTTTACAAAGTAGTTAGAATTCAATGGCTCAACACTTGGAGATACTTGACCAAGGATAAACGAACTTGATGTAGTCGGTGCAACAGCCAGAGTAGTTACATTCCTGCGACCGTATCCTTTCAATAGTTCAGGCTCACCATATTCTTCTGCTAGAATTTTAGAAGCCTGATGGGATTCCTGTTTCATTAATAAAGAGATTTGACCAGTCAATGTCTTTGCTTCGAAACTTTCAAACGGGATCATCTTTGATTGCAGATAAGAATGCCATCCGAGAACACCGATTCCTAATGCCCGCTGGCGTTTAGCAAAATTGCGGGGCGCATCCATATATGGCATATCTTCTGTTTTACTAATGAATTCCGACATCACAGCATCAAGGAAGAATGTTAATACCTCAACGGCATCAGTTCCTTTCCATTCATCATAGTGGAGAAGGTTCATTGATGAAAGATTACATACAAATGATTCATCATTACTTGATGATAGTGCAATCTCTGAACAAAGATTGGAAGCATGTATCTTCATCTTCTTATCCTTGTATACATCGGGCGCCTCATTATTCATTGTGTCAGAGAAGAATAGGTATGGATAACCAGATTCAAATCTCTTTTGAATTATCTTAGCCCAAATCTTGCGTTTTGGTTTATCACCATCGATCATACTCTTCATCCATTTATCAGAAACAGTAACACCGATTGACAACTGTTGAATTGGATTACCATCATCACGAATCTGCAGAAACTCTAGAATGTCTTTATGTTCTATTGGCATATAAGCTGCGAATGAACCTCTACGAACATTTGATTGAGACACCACATTTGTCACGGATTCAAATAACTCCATGAAATGAACCGGGCCGTTTGATTTACCACCAGAAGAAATTTCCGAGCCACGACTTCGAAGATCACCAAAGTAGCCAGATGTACCTCCGCCCATTTTAGTCATCATTCCGATCTCAGCCTGCTTAGTGAGAATTGCCTCAAGTGTATCATCCACATAAGAACCAAAGCAAGAGATTGGTAAACCTCTCTTTAATCCATAGTTTGCCCAGATAGGAGAAGATAATGAATACCACCCATAGGACATATATTCTTCAAACTTTTTAGCAAAGTTTCTAATCTTCAATTCTTTTTGCGCAGTCTTTGCGATAACAGAGATTCTATCTTCTGCTGTCTCACCCTCTTTCAAATATCCTCGTTCAAGAAACTTGCGCGAGTCTTCGTTTAACCAATAGTATTTTTCCATAATGTATATATCCTAAAATAAGTCGTCTTCGTCGTATGATTTGTCTTTCTTTGAGTATTCTGTGGGGCGCTTGAAGAAGAAATCTGTTGCCGTATTTCCTAGCACATCCTCTTCGAACCATTCTGTCTTTTCCAATAGTTCTTGATCGACATCGCCAAACACTGGCTCAATGCCAATCTGTGTTAATGAATCATTGAGTCTATTCTTGATAAAATTCTGTAAAATAGGTGTTGAAAGGTGTTCTGATTTATAACCATTGACTGACCATTCAATTATCTTTGATTCAGCCTTATATGCTTCTACACATTCAGAACGAATTCTCTCAATCAGTTCATCATCAAATAACTCTGGGTGTTCTTCTCTGATTGTATTCACCAATTTCATTCCAACCATAGCATGAATCAATTCTTCTTTTGAAGTGTATGCAACTTGCTGTGCTGTATCTTTAAGAAGATTGCGGAAACGATTGAAGTAATTGATGGTGTAGAACTGTGAAAATAAAGAAACATTCTCTACATATAAAGTAAAAAGAATGAGTGAATAGACGTATTGTTTCTTCGAGTCTTTGTAGTGTTTCTTTAGATACTTGCGTAAATACTTTACACGATTCTGAATGATGTCTAGTTTGAGATTCTCCTCAAAGACATCTTCCATATCTAAGACATCAAGGAGTCGTTCATAAGCATTGTTGTGGATCACTTCGACATTAGCCATAACATAGCCAAGATCGGTGATAGATGGATGAGGTAGGTTCTGACCTACATTAGCCCAAAAGGTTTTTACGGCAACTTCGATCTGACCAATAGCAGATAAAGAACGGGTTACCATATCTCTTTCTTTGTCGGTTAAGTTGACTTTAAAATCCTGTATATCGGATTGAAAATTAAATTCTTTGTCTGTCCAAAATCCATTGTGCATCGCTTCAATGAATTGTTCTGTCCATGGGTATTGATCTGGTTTGCGAGAAATTTGTTCTTCGAATATCATTATAGTTAACTATATACTATTTTGTGAGGTTGTAAACATTATAATTCAGTTAAATGGCTCTCATTAATGAACCATTAATTTATTTTTTGTACTAGGGAGATTATAGGTAATCTCTATAAACCATTAGACGATCTTTGTCTAATCGCTCTCAAAGCACCATTGGTGGCATCTCTGAGAACCAGGACTGAACCTCTGTTCTTTCGGGCATAGTCATATATCTTCTTCTGATCATCATCAGTTAAATCAAGATATTTTGCCCATCTCTCAAACTTATTTCTTCCAGTTTGAAACCTTTGAAAAACCTCAGTTGGAACATCGAAGTCTTTATATTTTATTTTCTTCTTCTTCTTTGGCATGACTGGATCAAGTGCCACTGCTGATGTTGTTACCTGTTCTTTTTCTTGTTTCATATTTAGAATGTTATATCGTCCTGTGTAATATATATACTTTGCTTGGTTTTCACATGATGTCCCTTGAATATTTTAATGCCAAATACTTGACCTACGGGTTCGTGTTCCTCAACTACAACAGTTGTATTTTGTTTAGCAAGTAATTCTCCATTCTTCAATGGCAAATCCTTGGTTAAAGTATATGTGCCAGAACTAAGTCTATTAGAATCTTCTACGAGAAACCAATTGCCCGATTCGCATAATTGGTTATTTTCATCGATTTCTAGTTCTGTAAGTTCATTAAGAATCTTTACTAATTTTTTATCTGAAATATTTGTTTTCTCTTTGATTAACCAAAGGGCCGCGCCGTATCTGGCAATGGTGCTTCTTCCGCCAGGAATCTTTGCCATTAATCTTCTGATATTAAATACCAATCTGTGGAATGTTCCATATGCTTTCTTCTCATCAGATGTTTCAGGTGATTTCAGTTTCTCTCCATCTCTATCAATGATTCCTTGTTTGAAAGCATCAGTCTTCTCATAAGGCATTGTAAGTAGCCTTAGGAATCGAAGTGTGTAAATGAAATCTGCTCCTCTTAAAAACATGTATTATAATGATTGTAATTTTTTAGCGATGTATAGATCGATTTTTACAAGGTCTTTTTGACCAGGTTTGAGAAAATTTAGATATATTAGGAATGTCTTGATAGCGGGCCAGTGTTTGGTTTCTGTTCGATAGAAGAGCATTGTTGTCGCTGCTGGTCTTTCAAAAACATTGTAGATTGTTATAATATGATTTAGGATTAGTCTTTCGGATATAATACCGGATTTATCATATTTTCTTAGTAGTCTATTAATATATTTAAATCTTTGTAAATCCTCCTTGAAATCTTCTATACCCAGACAAGCTGAGTTAGAGTAATGGTTAGCGGCATACAATTCGAAATTAGCATCATTTAATTCATTGAACATGAACTTATTTATACCTAACCACTAATCAGTAAATCCTATTTTTGTAAATGTAACTAGAATATCTCCAACATTGCCGTCACCCGCTAAATTATTTGCGGCATGTAATTTTTCAGTTGATTTTTTAACTACTTTAACCATTGCATATCTAGGAAGAGTAAAGCTTCCAATTGCTGCGTCATTAGCATCGGTTAAAAATATCACACGTTTGGCGGAAGAGCCGTTTACGACTAATACGCAATTTGCGTCGGAGACATTATTTGAATTAGCTGCTTTGTCTGCAGTAATGAGAGTGGATTGTGGATTAATCAGCATGTCGGGAAATTACTTGTTGGAATGTTAGATTGGTTGCGGAGCCTTTACCAGGCGCATAGTTTTGACCGTAAACTTTATCGGTTGATTTTTTAATAAAAGTTATAGAGTTGTATCGAGGTAGAGTAAAGGAAGCTATCATGTTATCAGAAGCATCATTAATAAAAACTACTTTCTTTTTATCATCACCATTTACTGCCATTACGCGAGTTGATGAATTGATAGTGTTTGCATCAACTTCATCAAGCGCTGTTGAAATCGCGGTGCCATCAGGTGTAATAGATAATGTTGCTCCAAGTGTATCCATTATCTATCAAGTTCCTCTGCTTGTACACCTAGAATGAATAGATGATAGTCGGCGGTATCTACCTTATATGGATTTCTACCTCGACCTTTTGATTTGAAGCCAGTCTTATATGCTTTAGAATCTTCTACTTTCTTAGCGAGTGCCTTCTTTGTAAAAATCTTAGAAAGGATATCGTCAACATCACTTGCTGATACCTTTGTATTTCCGCCTTTAACAAAGACTTCAGGTTTGACGGCTTCTTCGATGCCATCAAATATTTCTACACTATGAATCTGTTTGAAATCATAAGCAGCTTTTGATTCCTGTTTTTCTTCTTCAAGGAGAATCTCTGTTATTGTATCTTTTATATTTTTCATTGCGGGTTTTTATTTTTAATTCTTTCTTTTTCTTTTTGTTTAATTGAAGGAAGAAGCTTCTTGGATATCTTTGAAATTAATGCTTTCTTTTTATCTAGCTTCTTATCAATCATTGCTTTTTGTGCAAAGGACAATTGTGAATATGGTGCGGTCTTTGCTAATTTTGATCTAAGTAAATTTTTTGCGGCTTTATCTGATCTTGATTTTAATTTCTCTGGGTTAGCCTTTCTCTTCATCGCAATCTTTCTCTTGAGTGCAATCTTCGGTGCCAGCCTCTTCATTAAGACTGCTCTCTTACGCCTCTGTTGAACAGTAAGAGCTTCGTTGTAAAAGTCTGAAAATGATCTCATATTTCTATTTCTAATAAATTTTGGTTATTAGGATATTTAAATAATTCTGTTGAAACTGAGTTTTGTGGTTCGACCACGATGAATTGTCCTTCTACATAAATCACATTGAGCATGTGGTATGCACCGAGTGCTCCTTCAACAAAACCAAATTCTTCTTTCTGATGAACCACTACTTTGCCGACGGCTATATTTGTTCCCCATTTATGATTATATAATTCAACAAAGGCTTTGAAAGCATTAGAATAATTATCGCAATCAAAGATTTCGAAGATAAACATTATATCATTATCAAATATGTACCATTCCCATGCTTTTATAATAGTCTTATATTCTTTCTTTGAGATTTCATTATATTTACTATCTCTGAATCTGATATTTGCTGGAGCCAGATTGCTATTTGCCAGTATATCAACCATCAAGTTTGCTCTGGTCTTTACAGGACCTGGTTCTGGAATCTCATCACCTTTTTTCTTAAAGATACCGAATCCTTCTGTTGGGGGATTTAAATGTTTTGCCTCATTATCTGGGTTATATTCATATGCGGCAAGAGTAACAGTCTTCCCCAGATTCAATGTAAGGATATAATAACATCCGAGAACTAGACCTATAACAAAAGGCAAATATTTCATAGTATTTTTCATAGTGGGATTTACATTTTAGCGGATTAGGAAGAATAGTGTGCCGATGCCGGCGGTGATTATTGTTGTTAAGATTGTCCAAAAAACTCTATTCACAAGCATTACAGTATTTGTATTGTCATGTGTTTCTTGTTCAACCACTCTTACTCGTTCTTCAATGGCTTCAAGTTTTGAAAGAGTGGATTTAACTGTTATATCGATAGATGATAGTTTTTCCTCTGCTCTCGCAAGGGAAACCACAGCATCTCCAATTCTCTGAAGGTCGGTTTTTTCGGCCATATTTTTTTTGGTATGAGTATTAAATTATTTCTTTATATTAAATTCTTTGTATGCCTTTTGGATAGATGATGGTGTCATTGTTAAATCAATATTAGATTCTTTAATAAAGTCATTAGTATTTTCGGGTCTTTCTCCAAGAGCAACTTCTACGACTCTGACAAGTCTTTGGTGCTGTAAGGTATTTTCTTTCATCTCTGTACCTTTTGGTCGATCTTTAGTATTGGATGGATAATGAATTCTTACAGGATTATTACTTATAAAAATCAGTTCGCCTTCTGCGTCGAGACCTGCCATGGTATGATTACCATCTTTCATTTTAAGATCATTCATGGGGCCGAGTTTAATTGAGCCTTGTCTTACATTAGAGATGAGGGGCTTGAGTTTATGCTTCTTAATAAGTTTTGCTCTTTTCTTATCATTACCCTTTGTTCTGATCCAAGACTTTTCTAATTCCTTGAATGGAAGTGCGGCTTCTTCAAGATCAGTCGCTTCGCCTAACACCGCATCTACGCTACCACTTGGAACTGTCATTGGATTGCCTTTCATCTGCTTAATACCTTTCTTAATGGCTTCCGCAGAGTTGCGGGCTTTTACATCCACAGTCTGACCTTTGAAAAGTTTTCCGGCTTTCTTAGTAATAGTAACTGTCCAAAACTTAACTGCTTCTTCAAGATCAGATTCTTCAGACATATCACCAAGCATACCATTTGTATAGTCTTGAATTTTTTTCAGTCTATTTTTATCTTTAGGATTATCGACGTATTTAGCATAAGCATCTTGAAATCCTTTATCATCGAACACCTTGTCAATGATTCCGCCAATCTTTTTGGCAGCTGCTTTAACTGCTTTGATGATATCTTTAACAGATGCTTCTTCAACTGCTTCCATCTTGCGGGTTCCAAGTTCGCGAGTCAGGTCTTTTATAACAACCTTGGCTTTTGGATTAGATACACCTTTAAAGATATCAAGGAATGCCTTGAGCTGATTTACATCAAGCAGTGATAGATTCCTTTGATTAATTTCTGAAATATTCATGTTCTTAATATTGTTTGGATGCAAACATCTTTCGGACACCCTTCATAAATTCATCGAACTCTTTCTTTTCTGCTTTATCTAATTTAATCTTTCCACCCATGACGGCTTCTAAAGATTCTGGATTAATACGTCCAAGTTTCTTTTCTAGTTTATCAAATTTGCCTTCTTCAAGTTCAACTGATTCTTCAATTGATTCTTCAACGGATTCGTCCTTTGGCATTTCGTTATATTTCTTTTCAACAAACTTAATAACACCGTTTGCATTAGAAAAGTGTTCTTCATAATCTTTACCACTACCATTTGTGCGATCATCGTGAGTAACTACTATTCCTTTTTTACCACCAAGTCGAATAATGATGACGTTCATAATAGTAAGATTGATAAATGCAGTGCCATATTTCTTAGAAATATCAGTCGATGGGTGTCTGAACTTACGCTTGTCTTTGAAATACTTATCCGCCCACTTAATTATCTTTTCGATATCACCGAAACTTGCTTCTTGAAGTTCAACAGATTCCTTAGCGATTGCTTTGGCAGCGCCATCCTTGATCTTGACTGGATATTTCTTACCCTCAAATTCGAATTCTGTTTTGCCAGCAAGTTTAGCTTCAGCCGCGGCAGCAGTGAATGCGTTACTCTCTTCTTTACTTTTCATTACCCTTTTCACCGCTTCTGCGACTTTCTGAGTCTTCTTATCTTTAAAATACATTTTAGTTTTTTCCTTTTTACTTTGTGTTAAATTTTGATCTTCTTTGAGTGATCTTCTTTTCTTTTCTAAGCTTAATGCTTTCATAACATCCTTAGAAGTTGATCTATGGACATTTTCAAAAATTGTAAGAAGTTCATCTAATTCTTTATCTGATAATTTCATATAATCAGATTCTGTGGCTTCAGATTTCATTTCGGGCTTCTCATGTGTATAACCCAATTTAGCCATTCTTTCATGGTCTTCAGGCTTTTCTGCCTTATATTCTTTACCTGTCTTGGGATCATACATCATATGGGGTTCAAAATCCTTTGATTCATCCATATTCTTGGTGATCTTATCAGCTACATCTTTCTTTAACTTGACCTTGTAGGTCTTATCTCCGAATTTAAAATCTTTCTTGCCGTCTTTCGCGGCTTGAGCAAGAGCACCCATAAAGGCAGGCACATCTTCATCCATTACATTTTTGGGTATAAATTTTTCTCTTTTCATAGTTGTTTTTTCGCCAGGAGTATCTTTCTTGTATTTATAAGATATCTGTTTTGTACCTATCTCTAAATATTCGTTAAATTGTATCATCCTCTTACCTTTGCTGCTAAATCTTTATCTGCGCCACCCCAAGTACCTTTACTCTTAGTTGCGAAGGAATTCACTCTAGCATAGCCCCATTGAGTTGCGGTTGTACCAGGGCGGTGTCCTGTTTTCCAAGCAGCTACGCCACGATCAAATACCTTTTTGAGAATGCCATAAGGAATGCCTGTTTTATCTGCTTTCTTCTGAAGACCTTTCTTTGTGTCCTCATCAATCGGTATTGGCTCAAGTTTGGCTTTCTTTCTAAGAGCATTTAATTTCTTAACAACACCTTTCTGATTCTTCGAACCTGGAATCTCTTTCATTGCTTTAGTCAGAAGTTTAATCATTTCGGGGTCCATTGTACCTTCAGATTTAGCGTATTGACTTTTAATCCAATCTTGAGCAACCTTTGATCTTGGCTCTTGATCAGCAAACTTCTTCATCTTTTTGTAGGCATCAGTTGTTGCCTTTTTCCAATTAGAACCAATTGAATTATCCACAACAACAAATTGATTTCTAAAGAATGCTTGGAATTTACCAATATTCTTTTGAACGTCTTGCCACATCTTTGTAACCGCACTTGCTCCAACAGTTCTACTTCTTTCCTGGTCTCTTTTGATAGCAGTCTCAAGATCGGTATTAACAAAGATCATAGCTACATCATAGCCTATTGCTTTTAGTTGTTCGGCTTGACCTTTAATCTTATTGAAATCTTTTCCTGTTCCATCAATGGTGAGTCCGAGGCGACCAGAGACATAAAGGTCCATCTGTTTGCCCGTGAGTGCTTTCGCTCCTCTCCTTATCTCTTGACCTTTTGGTGAGAAGATAAACTCTGGTTCCATTACTCCTCCTGCTTTCTTGATTGCTTTTTCAAAGGCAGGATCAGAATTAACTAGTTTAAGACCAAGAGCACTCAATCCTGTTTGACCAACAGTAAATGATTTACCAGATCCAGGTCCACCTGCTAGGAATACGGCTTTGAAAATCGCTGGATCATTTACGCCCTCTTCTACACTATCTTCAGTATCTACGACTGGATTTTTGTCTTCGGCGAGTGTGTAACCTAATTTAGGAACTCTATTATATCTTTCTAGTTCCTGTCCACCTGGTGTTTGGATTGATACACCTCCACCAACTTTTAAAATTCTAAGAGAAGAAGCCTTTGATCCATATTCTTTTTTCAGATGCTTCTTAAGTTCTGGCATAGAAAAATATTCAACCTTTTCACCAAACATATCTTTGAATTTCTTAGTATGTTGTGAAGGTTTTGTTTTTGCCGTTGCATCGCCAGGAGCGGGCTTGGTAGATTTCTTCTTAAAGTGTGCGGCTCTTTTCTGTTTTGTAGATTTAGCCATCTCATCACCATCTGCATCTTTTGCAAAATACTTGGCTGGTTGAGAACCTTTGCGATCTTCAATTTCCTTATCTTGTTTTACTTCAACAATCTTATCAAGGAAATATTTCTTATCATCTGAACCAAGAATATAGTTTGTGCATCTTTCTACAACAGAATGAATATTACCTTCCAAAGTTAAGAATTCATCACCTACTAGGAAAACCTCATCTGCAATATATCTTTCTCGGATGTTTGTTGTCTTCAATTCAATGTGTTTACGAAAACTTGTCATCTCTTTCAATCCCATTCTCTTGCGAAGAAGATTGAATACGCCTAATTTATCACCGTAAGATTTAGGTAAGCCGTTTGCGAATGCTTTGAAATCACCTTCGGTTGCTGCTGCTCTCATCTTAGATGCAGACATACCAGAGACATCATCTGCATCAGGGTCTCGTTCTCCTGCAGATACAATTTGTATTCCATCTGGAAAATCATAGAAACCGTGGCGAGCCTTTACACCATTATACTTTGTTAGCAATTTCTTAAAATCTGAAATTCTATCAGCGCCAACAACCATAGTTGCTTGCGTATACCCTTCATCATAAAGATATACAAGAGCATCTAAAGAATTTTTAATCTTCTTATCAAGTATGATATTACGACCATACTTAGGAAATAACTTACGCATCAATTGAACCTTCTCTTTATATTTAAGAGGATTCTTTTTCTTATCGTCTGATTGAGAAGCAAAGATTCTATAATCATTGCCTATAGCAATAGAAGCAACTTTGATCAATAGTTTTTCATGGCCAGTTGTAGGTGGATTGAACCGACCAAATGTAAATACAACTGATTTTACCTTCTCTTCTCTAAATTGTTTAAATGATTTCATTAACGTTCCCATCCTTTTATTACATCTTTACTAAAATTGTTTGTAGAGAATTCAAGTCTATCAACAAGTTTCACTGCTCCATTACTTGTCTTATCGATAGCAACAAACCCTTCCGAGCCTGTAACCTTGAATCCATTTTTGGTGCGAACAAATGTTTTCATCTGTTTCACCTTATCTAGTTTATTTATAATAATTAGTTTCGCATCCACGATTGCATTTTGAAGTTCAAATACAAGTTCAAGGTTCTTTCTATTTTTAGATGAGAAGAAACTCATGAGTTCTTTCTCCTTCTTATTGACTCCTTCTTTGCCCTTTGTAGATTTTCTTTGTGATCTTTCCTTTTCGAATTTAGCCTCGAACCAAGCGATCAGATCATTGACATGTTTTGTAGGAGATGCTATTCTTTCTCCTTTACGAACTAGTGTATTATTAAAAGTTTCGAATTGTTGTGCAAGAGATTGATTCTTTTCAATCTGGCGGAGAGTCGATCCTGCAATCTTCTGAAATATCTTTCCAGCATTTGTTAGAGCATTATTAACTTCATTTGTATCCGCCGCGGTGAAAGTAGCCTTGCCACTCACATCATTATATTCAGCATCTTGATACCAAACAGAGTCAGCCTTCTTTAATTTGGTCATATCAACCTTGAATTTGGCTTTCATGTTTTCGAATGAATCACCTTCGTATGTTGTATGAAAGACCACACCAATCTTTGCTTTTGCTATCTGCTTGCCGAGACTAGAATCGACAGGAATAGAATAAACAATTGTATTTGGTTGAAATGTGTAATAAGATTGACCTTCAATAGATTCTTTAGCGAGATCACCAGAGGTAAACATTATGTCACCTTGAATAACGCCCTTGATTCCTAATTTCTTTAATTCGTTGTATGCGATTATTAATTTATCTGCAAGATCACCTGATGTATCAGCCTTGACATCTGCTTCAGATTTATATACCTTGGGTTCTTTATTAAAGATTCCTTTTTTAGCAACAAAGAATTGCCCATCAGATGGGTCGATTCCAGCGAAGACAGCTGGCGCACCATCCCATTTAACAGTTACATCGTGAGAGGTACTAGAGTTACCAGCTAACATATCTCTCATCGATCTTAAAGCAAAGATAGCCTCTCTGGCCCCGGTAACACCACCATAGATCACACGATCTTCGATGTGTGTCATGTGAGTATTCTTACCTCCCTTATTTTCTGATATATACTGTTTAAATGAGTCCATTTATGGTGCTAGTGTAATTTTAACATCTTTGGGTTTTACCTTAAGTTCTTTTTGTAAGAACTTGAATAACTGTTTGGTGGCATTTCTGAATGTCGATCCTGCCTTTGCCATAAAGGTATCTTTCTGTAATCCTATCGATCCATCTCGAGCGCCTAGAGCTGCTTCATAATCAAATATCCAATTTCCCTTTTCTTTTGGTTGCTTTGCACCATGAGAGAATTGCCACTGTTTAATATCGATTGGGTATGATGCTTCTTTTAGAGAATCTTCTTTCATATCATTTTTAGCTTTAGATATTATAGTGTTTAAAACAGTTTCTTCTAATGGATCATTATCAGCAACAAGCATTCCCAATTGACTTACAACAGATGTTATAACTCCTGCGGGTAAAGTAAGAAGTAATTCAGTTTGTTTATTAGACAATCCCTTAACTTTCTTCAAAGCTTTCTTTATATCAACTTTTTCGTCGATCTTGGATTCGTTAAATTGTTTAAATGATTTCATATACTTTTCTTCGATTGAAATTTTAAGTGGTGTTGTGCCAGATTTATATAGTCTGTGGTAATCCATCTTTTTCACTTCGAGAATATCCCCAGCACACATCTCCTTTGGAATTTCATTATCCATTTGAAAGAACCATCCTTCACCTTCTAAGACAGTAATGGTTCTATTTTCTCTATCACGATGCCAAACGAGTTCATCAGTTTCAATCATAGGATCAAACTCACGGTACTTGATATTATCTTTGATTTGTTCTTTATATGGTTTACTCATGTTACCAGAAAAAATTTCCTCCTCCTTTTAAGCCAAGTTCGGATGCATATCGTGGAAGATTGCATGACCAGTAACCTGCTTTTGTTTTATCTTTCTTTGCAGGACAGTTATGTCTTGATGAAAACGCTTTTCGAGCTGCGGGATCATCGATCTTAGCCTTGAGACCAGATGTATCACCAAACTGAACCTTGATTACATTGCCCTTATCATTCTTTACATAGACATAAAATTTCTTTTTACCACCTCTTTTGGGTTTATTCAATTCAACCTCAGTGCCTTGATATTCTGCTTCATTAATGAATGGATGATCAAGTGGAACCTGTTCGCCTTCGTAGAGACCAAATTTACCAATGTCTGTTGATAATAGATATTCATCAAACTCACTCAAGGGTTTGTATGTCTCTTGCAGTTGTCTAGCGTGTTCGAACAAATGATAGTAATGTATCGAATGTGGTCGAAAAATATTATGTGCCAGAGGAATCTTATTCTCTCTGTGAAATCTAAATGCCTTTTCTAGATGATTATTCATTATTACTTTAAGAATTTGATAAATTTATCATAAGGTATCTTTTTAGTTCCTTCAAAATTAAAAGAGAATCTACCTGATGCGTTTGTACCTGTGCGAAATGCCGTGTAGTAAATTTTATTCTCTTCGATATCACTAACAACATATAAGTCAATATTTAGATATTTTTTATCTTGTGTATTGAGTCGGATACCCGAGATAGGAAATTGAACATCTTTCAATTTAGCCTTTTTCTTTTCAACATAGTCTTCGGCTGATCCAAGGTATTCATACGATTTACCACTTGATTTTCCATATACTTTATATAATGGAAGAGATGTTTTGCCGAAGTAAACTTCTTTATGCATATCAATCACAGAATTTAATATCTCATCTGTATTTGTTGTGCCGATGATTGATTCGACAGATGATAATGAATAAGAATTTGATAGTAGTTTAGAAACGATATCAATGTTGATCTCTTTTGATGATTTGAAATTTGTTATCTCTGTTCCTGTTTTATGGATAAGATAATCTTTTGTATCATATAGTTTTATAACTCCATTTCTCTTATTTTGAACTTCTTTGACTAGTTTATTTGCATCAGAAATTTTGATCTTCTCAAGTTTACTATTAAGATTTCCTACTACTTTCTTTTCAATCAGAAGTTTATCACCTTCGATGTATTGCTCCATCATTAACATATCTGCTTTATCTAGACCGAATATCTTCTGATATCTAGAGAATACAGATTTCTTTTCTGATTTGGCGGCTTTCTTAAATCTGCCAGTTACCTTTCCTGCGAAGTTTCGTAATGCCTTTGATACCCTTAAATATAAACCTTTTACCTTTTCGGCAGCTGCTTTGAAAATATCAAACACGCCTTCATTCATTTGGAAAGATTCACTAACAATGTCTGTGAAATAATCATCATATGATGGTAATCCATATTTCTGAATGATATATGCTGTTACCTTACCTAACTGAGCTTTGTCTGCGGATTTCTTTAATGAAACTTGAATCAGATTGATTTTACTCTTTTCTCCAGTGATAATACCTTTTTTATCAAAGGTGAATGTGTCGGTTTTCATCGCCTCAATTGTTTTATTCGCATCGGCTGATGAGATGATCATATCTGCTGTATTAGCCTTAACACCTGTTATCGCAACATTGTCGTTCTGTTCTTCTGCCGCATAGTAATCATTGATTCTACCGTGAATGATATTTGGCTTAAATTTTACAAGAGGCATGAAGTCTCCCATTCCGGCTATAAGACCAATCATCTCAGCAAAATTCTTTGATGTCATTGTATCGAACTTAGATATGAGGTTTGATTTACCCTTTGAATCCCAATCTTGACCATTACTCAAGATACTTTTTATATTATCAATGACCTTTTGGCGGTTGTTTGCATCGGCTTCGACATCTTTATAATATACACCAAGTGCTTGAACAGTTTCGAGTGTAGGAGTATCTTTACCCCAATTGATATCTGAACCTAATTTTAATCCATTGAAATAATTATCAACTGCCTTTTCATGCCAAGCAAATGAACCTACTGATTTTCCATCAGGCGCATCGAGAATCTCAAATGCAGCTCTGAGTGGCTGAGAACTATCACCAAAAATTAGAGCATCACTCGGTATCTTAGTGGCATCTAATTTACTAAAGACAGGGCTTGATGGTAATTTTAATTTATCTCCTACCTTATTTTCAAAGGCTGATATCTTATCTGTCTTTAAAGTAAAAAGTGAACCTGGCCCATATTTACCAGCGCTCACAGTTGCTTCAAGGATTATATCCGAAAATTCTTTGTAGTCTTTAAATGATAGCATAGTTCCCATAAAATTAAATGAAGGTCTTTCATCTATTTATAAGATTTCCACTCTTCATATAATTTTTTAGAACGCTTCCAAGGCTCTTTTTCCCAAGGTTCTGCTTTACCATTCCAAGGGTAGAATTTGCCTTTCCATCTGCTATAACCAGCTTTTCTGACACAATCCACTAGTTCGCCTCTTGCATATTGTTTCACATGAATCATTTCATGCGCAAGGGTATCCATAATCAGATCATGTTCGACCGCCGAATCCATTCTTATTGTGAATACCCGTGGTCTATGATTGGTATCTTCCCAAATACAATCACCATATAGACCTTCTTTTTCTTTCAGTCCTCTTTTTAAGACAATGTTGATCTCGATGTTTTTTATCCGAGGTAATAATTTCTTTAGGAAAAAGAAAGTGGCATCTTCCACCTCTTCTCTCAGTTTCTTTCTCCCACCAATAGCCTCAATATCAATCATATATGTATAGTATTATATTCTGAATCTGATCATATGTCAAGACTATATCTTGAATGATGAATAATCTGAATCTGTCTGTTGAGACTGATTCTCATTAGAGAGTGTCTGTGCAGAATCCTCGACATCATATAATCTCATCTTTGCCCGATCAATTCCGACAATGAATCTCTTGTTCTGAGTTGGATCATTGTATCTGTTCTTGAGTTGTTTAACCATCAATTGGTTCATACCCTCAAGTTGCTCGGTTGAAATCAGAGCCAACATCAAATCGGCAGTGGCAGGAAGTCCGAATGATTCAGATGTGTCTGTAATCTCAACATCTGTATTTCCGAATCCTGTACGAGTCACTTGAGTTGCTGACCAGATTGGTAAATTGAACTCCACGGCAAGACCACGAAGTTCCTCAGCGATTGCTTTGATATAAGTATACGAATTGATCGAACCACCTAGTCCTTTCATGCGAGAAGAAGCAGCGATGTTCAGATAGTCAATGAAGATTACATCGGGCTTGAAGTCTTTCTTTAGTTTCAATTCATCTAGAAGTGCACGGAAATGACCTGTATGAGCCGCGGCAGTAGGATATTCTTTGATGATCAATTTACCATTGGTCTTTGATTGAATCTTTTGCACCTTATTATCAAAGGTTTTCTTAGGCATATTCTCAATGTCTTTGATATCGATGTCGAAAAGATTTGCATCAATTCTCTCGGCAATCTTTTCTTCTGCCATCTCAAGAGTGATATAGAGAACATTCTGACCTTGAGCAAGAGCGGCAGAGGCGAAATGACACATAGCCAAAGATTTACCCACACCAGTTCCTGCTAAGATGATGTTCAATGTTTTTCTGCTAACACCACCCTTTGTGATCTCATTGAATTTCTCAAGGTCGAATGCAAACTTGTCTTCTTTCAGATGATAGAAGTCAAATCTTTCTTCTGCATTCTCAAGATAATCGTGTCCAACATTTGAATCGAATGAAACACCAAGAGCATCGGAAAGAATTTCGGGTATGGCACCTTCGCTTCTATCTTTCGATTTACCATCAATGATGTGGATTGATTCCATTATGGCGAGATACACGGCACGATCTTTGCACCATTTCTCGGTAGAATCGGTCAACCATTCTTCATCGACCTCTTCTTTTTCTTCAAGACTCTTAATGAGGGTAACAACCTCATTCGCATCTTTTCTTGTCACATCATCCGACTGCTGAAATTCAATCTCAAGTGCAGAAGGATTAGGTAGTTTATTGTAAGAACCAATGAATGATAATATCAGTTTATATACAGGAACATATTCATCTTCAAAGTAAGAAACCTTGATATGTGGTAATGCTTTTCGTGTGAATTGTTCATTGTGTAATAAATTACTGAGTATTATCTTCTGTAGGTTCTTCGCCATATTCTTCTTCGTCTTCTTTATCTAAAACTGATGCCAATATATCTCCCATCAAATTATTGAAACCGATGGAATCTTCCAATTCCTTTATACTATACTGTTCATTCCCATTGTCAATCTGATAATTGAAGTTTAATATAGCTTCATCCTCTTCAGGGTCTTCTTCGATTTTTACTTCACCATAGTAATAAACAACATCTTTATATTCTCCTTCGGTAATTTGAAAGCCATAGAAATCAACATTTTGCTTTTCAACTAATTTGTATGCGGGTAAATTATCCATCATCTTCCTCCTGCTCTGTATCGATTTTAGACAATTCATCTGGTGCAATCATTTCCATTGTTGCAACCTTGAATTTCTTTTCGATGTATTCTTTGAAATCTGTTTCTTCAAAAACATTATCCCAAAATTCTTTCTTCAGTGTATCTTTCATTCGAACATTGCCAGAGAGTTCTTCGCCCGACGTCGGGTTCTTTGCTTGATACCAACCATTCTTTGGCTTAACAACATATCCACCATCAATGGCGACTTCTGTAAGACCTGAATATTTCTCAATTCCACCTTCCCATGTGACAGAGATAGGAATTTTTGATTTCTCTTTTACGAACCTTGATTTCTCAATGTTGATAATAAAGTTGTATCCTGTTACTTCTGTTCCAGTCTTTTCTTGGCGGCGACCAACGATCCAAACATTATCAGCAGAATACATAACACCTGTTCCACCCGATACCACAGCCTTTGAGAACATCTCTTGAGTCTGATAGGTATGATTGATAGCCAATAGTGGAATATCATTCAGAGTAAGTTTAGGTGTAATCATTCTAAATAAACCCTTGAGAGCCTTAGCACGAGTCATATCTGCGACAGACTTCATATTCTCGGCATCCTCAACTTCTTTCTTCGAAGCAATGTTACCGATCGAATCAATGACTACAATCACCTTATCTTTGCGTTCGATTTCATTTAATTGATGAACCAAATCAAACTTTAGTTCTTCAATATTTGTGACAGGTGTATGTAGAACACGAGTGGTATCGATTCCAAAAGATTCGAAGTATGCTTGAGGTGAACCAAATTCTGAATCATAGAATAGAAGTACTGAATCTTTATGTTCTTTCAGATATGCACCTGCCATAAGCAGAGCGAATGATGTCTTGAAGTGCTTTGATGGGCCAGCCAAAACTGTGAGACCTGATGCTAGACCGCCATCAAGCGAGCCAGAGAGCGCCGCATTGATCATCGGCACTGGAGTGGATGTCAGTTCTTTTTCTCCGAAGAGCTTTGATTCTGACAGTATTGCGCATCCCGCAGAGCGAGAAGATTTCTTTAATTTATCTAATAGTGACATAGTGTATATAATATATTAATCATCGTAGAAGTCAATAACTTCTTTCATGTAATTACCCAACGCAATATCTGCGAGACGAGTACTTCTTCTTTTTTTCTTTTTGCTTTCGATTATCTCATCAAGCCAAGCATAATCCTGTTTGGATATTGTTAATTTGCCAATCTGAAATATAACATCTTTGGTACAATCAAATCTATTTTTGAGATTATAAGCAAGTTGTCTTATTTCTATCTCATCAATTTGTGCTACGATTTTATCTCCATCAGAACTTTTAATAATCTTTATTACAAAATCTAAAGGTGTATAGTCTTCCTGTATATCTCCAATCTCTTGTGGTAGAATCGCACTTACTCCCCACATTACAAGACTGTCTGAAGTCTTATCGTGAGACTTATAAGCATCAAGGATTTCTTCTTGCAATTTACTCTTTGACGAATAATCCATTTACCATTTTGCCCTTTCTAGTCTTAATCACATCATATGCGGCTTCTAGGCATTCCGTAGTCGTTAAATCACATAACTTTGAGAGAATGATAATTGTTACTAACATATCACCGATTCCATCTTTAATCTCCTCATCATCTGATTCAACGAGTGCGATTAGGGTCTCGGTTAATTCTTCTTGAGTCTTACCAATCTGTTTAATTGGATTTGATTTATCAAGTATTCCTTTTTCATCTGCCCATTCAAGGACAAGTTTTTCTAGTTCTGTATAATTCATATTATTTTAATCTGTCTGGTCCCTTTGTAACGAAAGGCATTCTACTTTTTTCTCCTATATATCTATCACAGGATGGATCATAGAAAAGTTTGAGAGCAACAGATTTACCAATGACGGCTTTTATATAATCTTTATGCTTGTATTCTAGTATCTCGCCTTCGACATCAATCATCTTTACTTCTTGTGTGATAATACACTTATCGTCATAGACCACCTTGGTTTCATCATTGTTATAATTATTATTCATCATATAATCCTTCTCCAGTATCACAAGATTCAGTCATATCTGAACCCTTTTGATACATTGCATCAGCGACAGAAAGAGGGTTGTAACCTGCGGCAACTGAAAGGCTGTATAAATGATCCATAAATTCTGAAACCATCAGACCATTATCTTCTGTTTCAATAGTGATTTTTTCTTCGTATTGTTCTAATGTTATTTTCATAGTTCATCATCTTCGTGTGTGTAAATCTCATCATCAGGTATCATACCACTAATGTTTTCCCATAATGTTTGTTCAAAAATTGATTCACCCCAATCATTTTCACCTATTTCCGAAATCCAATCGGGTTGGTTCACAGTCCAAGTATTATCTTCGTGTTTGTAATATACTTCGCCTTCATTTGAATCTTCTACAAGATGAATCATCAAAGGTTTGCCTCCGACTTCTAACTCGTATTCAGTTACACTTTTAAAGTAAATCTCTTTACTATCTTTTAATAATTTTATTTTTGCCATTATATTATATATTTCAATATTGTGATTGTTATTAGTAGTGCCATCATGGCACCAAGGGAAATAAGTATCTTTAAAGAATCTTCTGCTTGCTTTTCATTTTTCATAATTCATCATCATGTGGGGGTTGTTGAGTGAAGAATGGCGAAATAGCCTGCATAAGTTCTGTCACATCTGTATTAAATTTATTTGTGAGTTCATCAGTTTGAGCCTCGGATTGTTTAAGCACATTGATGGTGCCTAGCATTGCAAAACACTTCTCTTGTAGATTATCAATTATATCATTCATAATTTATATAAGGTTCGATTTTAATAGTATTTACTGTGGATGATATAAAGTCGTCGCGAAAGGATAAATCACTAAATACATATAAAGCATATCCACCATGACCTCCGCCACAATATTTCCTTGCAAGTGGTGCGCCAATATCTGGTAATGGTGCCATGCCCTCTTTTATCTGAACATTATAATTTAAATTGATTGCATCACATAACATACCCAGGTCATTATTTTGTACACCGAGCATCGCAGTGCGACTCGCGGCTGCCAGTAAATCATAATCACGAACTAGATTGGAATATGCAGGTGTGTTGTGTGAATTTCCAGTATGCCATAATGCCATCTTGCCTTTGAGTATATCTCCACTTCTTTTAATAGATAAATGTGGTCGATCATCGCTCTTCCACGCACAAAGTCCTGTTTCTTTTATTATGGCTGCGTCTTGCCAACCAACACCCATATTCAATTCGCTCTCCACTGCATCTTTTCCGTTCAGATGAGCCCAAGCTGCGCTACCACCTAGACCGGATTGTTTTTCATACATCCAATTTGTTAAAGAGACATTTGGCGATATTGCACAGTTTACAACGAAGCCGTCGCATCGTGCGTGCTCAGGTACATCGAGCCAGCCTCCTGCCAAATCTACTCTCATTGGCACCTCTTGGGGTGCTAGAATATTATCAATGATTGAAGATGTCGATACTGGTTCAAACTCTGGTGAAGTCTTTGGTAGAATTCTATATTCTACTCCAATTTTCTCGCAAAGATTTTCTTTCTGAAACCAAAAATCATCGTCTTCAGTCGCAACTAAAATATCTGGTGATATATCTTTTATGATATCTTTGAAATTCAAGCCAATATCTTCTATATTAGAACCTACAACAACATCATCTACAAAAGGTAGATTTTTCAGAATCTCAATCTTGTGGTCGAGAGGTATACTAGGTCGTCTGTTCTTACAGAGAAATAAAACTTCATCAGAAGGTACACATACAATCAATTCCTCGCCAAGTCCCTTGGCTTCTTTTAAGAATTGAATATGACCAGCGTGTAGAATGTCATAACAACCAGATACAAATACTTTACTCATTATCGAGGCAATGCAGCTACTATTTCTTTTTCTGTGTAACCTTCATCAATAAGAAGAGCGATCACTTCTCTGATATCTACATATCCATAAACATCATCGGCGCCGACATCTATAAGTTCAGGTATCCTTTGAAATTTATCGTCGATCATATACGCAACTTCTACACGATTATAAGGGCCGTGATCATGCTTTGGATGACAATAATGAAAGGGGGATGCTTGTATCGAAAGAACTCCATCACGAAATTTTATAGATGGGTTCATAGGTAAGGAATTAAAATATTGTTTTTCTATATCTTCAATGTTCATATGTTATATAATATCAGGTTATAGTGTTATGTCAATCATTATGACGGGTTCGCAAAGTTCTTAGATTTGAAATCAATTATCTTTTTTCGAAGCCATCTTGCTTTTACAGCACGAGGATCATTGTCGCACGCTGGCATCATCCGTTTGAATGTTTCCCAGCTCGGTTTTGGCGAATCTAAATCCGTCCACAATTTCATTCTTAGTTTATTATCCATAATCAAGTTTTTAGTTTTCTTCCTGTGATGGCATCACCTTTTGTGAGACCGTTAGCTTTAAAAAATTTATTAGATGTACTGATATCATAGACTTCTACTCGTCCTAATATACTGCATGCTTTTTTCAATAGTCGAGAACCGATTCCTTTTCTTCGTTGTCGAACTGGAACATAGCACTGAAACATCTTCATTCCTTCGTCTTTGTATGCCAGACCCCATCCAGTCCATTTCTCACCATCATGTGCCATGATCAGATAGCCGCGGTCTTCTTTCAAACATCTCTTCAATTCGGTATGAATTAATCCACCACAGATATGACCATCAGCCTCTCGGTAAACACCGAAATGATTTTTAGAACACCATCGAAGAACATCCGATGGGGGCCAGGTTCGCTCGAGATTATAAACTCGGACGTAAGTCATTATATGACCTCCTTCACATCATCGAGCGTAAATTTGATGAGAGAAATCATCTTGCCTGTAGGGCTGATGAGTGCCGAGTTGAACCAGTTTTCACCGGTCGCGAGGTCAACCATCGCGGTATTGAATCTGACGGTTTCGCCAGATTTGAGGAGCAGGGTGTCTTTGAATTTAATATCCATAATTAATCTTATGTATATATTATAACATAGAATCACCATGTTGTACAGGACTTTAACCCGTTGATACTCAGTGGCTTAGGGCTTTTCCCACCCATATGCCTAAAAATTGATAATTCTTTGACTATCAATGACTTAGATACTTTTCAATGAAAAATCAATAGCTCTAGCGGCTTCAAGATTCAGAGGGCGATTCTTATACCATCCTCCAGTATCATTGTCGATCTCTTTACAGAGTTTAGAGACCTCTTCGGGTGTAATTGGATATTGTGCTCTCATTGCCCTAGATGAAATAGAAACCATGATTTGAAACATCTTATGATACCAACCAGAGTCCGATATATTCCTGTATTCAAGAACAAGTTGTTTATTAACAAATGGGCAATCACGATAAGAACCCCAAGTGAAATTAGAGTTCGTCAGTTTGGTTTTCTTATATTCGGCTATCTTTTCACGAATCGCATCTGGCATTTTATCTTCGAATGAATTTCTAAATCCACTAACAAACTCGTGTCTATCCATCAATTCATTTGGATTGATTCTATCTGCTTTGTTTGTAAATATGAAATTATGCGCATTAGGATATTGTGCAGGAACATAATACATTCTACTCACATCTTTTGTCTGAGCATCTCCGACCGAACCGAACTCGTGATTAAGAGCATACCAAAAGTGGCGCAACTTATCTGCTGGGACAGATTCGGTCAATGGGAGAACCATACGAAACTTTGGCTTCTCTTTTGTAGAAGATGCGGATGAATAACAAATGAAATAGTTCTTCTTGAATTTCTCAATTGTTTCTTCAAAGGTACCTTCGTAATCATCAACATCTAGAGCGGCCCAGCCATTCCATTGTATGACATTAGCATTTGATCTTGTAGTATCTTTATGGAATGTAGATGGTGTGATCAAGGGCGAGCCTTGCTTTCTTTCACCCTTCTTTGGTTTGTAACCGGGTTGGCTACTCAATTCATAAAGCAACTTTTCAAAAGACTCAAGAGTATCGAACTTCATTGTTCGATGTGTCTTGTTGTCAAATATGTTTTTGAATATGGTGAGAGAAAACATTATTCAAAGAATGAATCTAGGCTCTGCTGTGGCTTTTTGTATTTGATTTTTACTCTTGGTCTTTGAGAAGAACTGATCTTGCGGACAAAATGATTGATTCCAATCTTCTTGCCGAATTCTATCATGTCTTCTTCCTGTGGAAATCTGATAACAACTTTTCTCATATTAAGCCTCCATCCATCTGTGATCTACATCTTTATTGTATGGCATATCTGGGTACCATGTAGATTTGGTTTTTTCTGTGATAGCCATTCCTGTCTTTGCAATGAAATCTTCAAGGTCTTCATCGGTTTCAAAATAGAATTCTGCGACAGCATACTGATATTCTTGGTGAGAATATTCTGGCATACCCCACCATCCGTGAAAGACATTCTGTCTATCTTCTGATCTATCAAAGATATTGTTTTCTGTATCGTTTGTGTTTCTAGTATTCTTCTTCATTCCCAGTGTGCATCTATTGTGACTTGTTCTTGATCCGTAGGTTTACGATATACCATACCATATTCATTGTTCCCCAGTTCAGGTTGTGGCACGATTCCATCTTTGTAAATTGGCTTCTGAATAAAACCAGAGTAATCTACATGGTGATGCCAACGATTGAATTTCTTTGTTATGGCTGTAACATCAGGGTGTTGATCAAACAAAGATTTAGCGAAGTCATATCGATCATCATAGTCTTTATCATCGGCATTGAAATTATAAACCTCTTCAGTATTACCACCCTTCATTGTAAGGGTGCCAATCTTTCCGCAGAGGAAAGCATTGAATAACATTGTGCAGTTTCTTTCTTTCAAAATTCTTAATGATAAATCGGTGTCCTCATTATAACGACCTCTCCATCTAATGTCAATATCATTTGATAGAAGGATACAACTGTAAATGCGAGAGTTAAGATAGTATGGTTTCTTATAGATGACATTCTCGGATGGAACAACAAAGTAAGTGTAGTTCATTCCTGCCATCTTTACATTCTTGTAACGATCAACAAAATCTTCACATGCTCTAAATGTAGCACCTGTATCAACTCTGCGCCGGCGGTTCTTGTTGAATCTAAAGAACTCACGAATATTATCATCAAGAATCCAATGGCGTTCTGCACCTTCTTTGATAGAGTGTTCCCAAACAAAGTTTCTGGCAGGAATAGAACCTCCAAGAAGTCCTGTTGCCTCACACTTGCGAGCATACTTTGGATTCTCACGGAAATCAGTAGGCAATGTCAGAATCTTTTCTGCAGCGATGTTCTTATTGTAGTCATCATATTCAGACTCTTCAATAACAACACGGTATGGAACATTCATTCTTTCAAGGGAGCGAACAGTGAACCTAGTATCCGCACGACCCTTGGAGATAATATATATCGGGTATTTGTTTTTATGTAAGGAATTCATTTAGTGTATTTAGTTGAGAATCTTTATATGCTTTTGTCCAAGAGATTGATAACTTTCCCATATCACGGAATCCACCTGGAATACGCTTTCCTTCTGAATCATATAGAATCTTGAAATGGTCAGGGTACATGGATTGAATCAATTTATGATTCTCGTGGACTTCATCGAACATGGTTTCATCCCAGTGTACCGATGTTTCTTTTTTAGATGCGATGCTTTGATTAGTAAAAATGAATTCGTTGCTGACACGATTCCTAAAGCCACGAGATAATAATCCAATGATAAGAAGAACATCTTGAGCAACTCTCACTTCATCTAGTCGCATCTCTTCAATCTTGTCTTTCCAATCATAACCATTGATCCAGTAGCAGGATGACATCGCACGATTGTCTTCAGAAATATTATGGAAAGGTGGATTGTTTTGTTGCGCACATCCACAGAAGGTCACACCATTATCCAACCACTTATCATATACATCAAACATCTCTAGAACATCTTCATCAGAACACACCTTTGAAGACTTCTCCATATTCGAAACACCATTCCAGTATTTTGAATTGCGGCGCTTGAAATGAAGGTCATCATCCAACATTGCATATCGTTCATCTTGTGCTGCTTTGTAGATAACCTTTCGAGTGCGAGAAAGAGCATTCTTAGTTCCAATCTTGATATCAGATGGGAGAACCAAATATTCAGCATCATACTTGTATTGTTCTCTTTCCCATTCTTGAACTACGAACACAACTCTCTTCTTCAGTTCATCAGGTAGATTGTTGTATGTTACCTGATTATCTACTCGGCATGCTGTTGGAATATATATCTTTTCAATCATATTAGCAAAAGAAATCTTGTAGAGAAACTACTTTCTCATCAGACCAGTTTAGTGTTTTTAGTATCATGTTGATAGGCTCAATGAATGTCTTTTGGAATTGTAATTCATAGTCGATGTATTTTTCCAATTTCAATTCATGTGGAAAGGCATCTTTGAAGCCAAAGATATTCTCACGGATTGAATTTGGAGTCATCATATAGATGTATTTCATGTTGTCTCCATTATATATGAGTTCGTAATTATTGTCAATACCATTCTTCTTTACATGGTGATTGAAAAGAAGAGAAGCCCTCACATGCATCGGCGTTCCTTTGTCATATATTGTCTCACGATTTCGCCACTTGATCACATCGGAAACCTTACGCGGGGATGCAATTTCTTCTGGTCGTGAATTCAAGAAGTGTTCTTTGAAAAGAGCGATGGCTTCTTGAGTCTTTTCTTCACTGCCGGTCATAATGACCTTGAAGATTTCTTTCATCGCCGTGCGATTCAATTGAGGTGTAGAAGATTTGATTGCTTCGATACCCATCATCTTGATCTTTGGCTCTGCGTATTGCACACCTTCATTGTTGTGGACATTGAGGATGTATCTTTTCTTTGCTGTCCAAATGCCACGATCGGCAATGGCTTCTCTTTTCATTACCATGCGGTTTGTAAATGCATTAGACATATCTGCAAATCTTTCGAAGGCTCGGTTCAATGCTGGCTCAATCACACGATCACCAAATTCATCAAGGAAGTTCACAGGATTCTTTGGCTTGAATTTATCCACGACATCTTTTGCGGTGATATATACAGAGTCAGTATCAATAGCAATGACACGATCTTTGACTTTGTCTTCACCTAGAAATTTCTGTATCTCTTCATTAACTGCTTTCTCTGCCCATTGAATAACGCACTGTCCAGTAAGAGTAACACCTTCAGCAACCTGCGGATCATAGTATCGAAAATACTTGTTTGCCATGGCACCATAAAGAGAGTTGAGAAGAATCTTTACAGCCGTTTGCTGTGTTTCATTTCTCATCACCTGGCTCACAAGAGATTTGTTCTTGGGGTCTTTCTCTAATTCTTTCTTTCCTTCAATCATTCTACCCTTGATCTCGACACGCATTGTGTAGAGTTCTTCAACGATCTCTGGTATGATTCCTTTCTTGTCTTTACGATAGACAGAGCCGTTGCCCGCTCGGCATAGATCAATGTCAGTTGGGAATGATTCTTCTTTTAAGATTCTGTTAGGAAAAACATTGTTCACATGAGAGTGTGGCACCAGTGTCTCGGGCGACATATTGTTTTGGATAATGATATTTGGGTATAGAGAGTTAAGGTCAAAAGACATCACCCATTCACTCATTCCTTTTCTCACATCTTTCACATAGCCGCCGGCAATGGCTCTTGCTTTTCCTCGATGTCCTTCCATCTTACCATTCGACCATTCGAAGTTCACCACATCGGCACCATAGATAGGGTAATCAGACGGTTGAAGTTTTAGTAAGGTTGGAACCGTCTTTGATCTCATCAATCTACGATAAATGATTGTATCCCATATACCAACCGTTCCAAGAGTCTGTGCATAATTCACACCACCAAGATAAGCAGTAGTCATCACCAGATTAATCAGACCGAGTTTCTCTTCGAGTCTTTCGATCAATTCGACATCCTTGATATTGTAATCGACATACTTCTGAAAATCTGCATCATACAAATCTCTCAAAGAACCAATCTCACTGTAATCAAGTTTTCGGTCATTCAGAACCACATGTGCGATATGATCCAGTTTGTATGTTTCTTGTGTACCATACGCATACGCAAACTTCTTGAAAAGAGCCATATAGTCAAGGTTTGGAATACCAACGATGTTCAATGTCTTTTGTTCTCTATCGAATACCTTGACAGAGTTTTCATTTATCTGTCCCCAAGGCGAGAATCTTTTCATCACACTATCTCCGAGTATCCTTTGGACACGAGATAGAAGATAGGGTACATCAAAGAATTCAGTATTCCAACCCGTGATCACATCGGGTGTATTCTCTGGGTCAGACCAGTAATCAATGAAGTCAAGTAACATACCCTCTTCATTGTCGAATTGTTTGTATTCTGTTTTGAGTCCGAGTTCCGATTCTTCGGCATCGTAAGGTTTCATACCCCAAACACGATAGAAATCTTCCTTAGATGATTTGTATGCAACAGTTAAGATGCGGTTTGTGGGATTGTCCGAGTCTGGAAAGCCATCACCATATTCGGTCTCAATATCGAAACTACCAATGTTCACAAACTCTTTCTTGAAACGAATCTCGCCAGGAAACTGAGTCTGAATGAAAGATGTTATGTGATTGGAATTACCGAACAGTCGGTAGTCTCTCACGCCAGAATACATCTTCTCATATTCACTAGCCTGTTTAATATCGGGGAAGGTCATCGGAGCCAACTGAGTCCCATCAAGGCTCTTATGTGTTGCTTTGCCGTCTTTGGCTTCGGCATAGTATGTTGGCTTGAATTTGATCTTCTGTTGGATTCTTTTTCCAAGATCATCGTAGCCACGATACATAATAAAGTTACCTCTTTTCGAAATAGATGTGTAAAAGCCTGAAATCATGTATATGATTATATCAAATTATAGCAGTTTGTAAACCCTAAAATGAAAGAAACCCCTCATCAAATAATGATGAGGGGCTTCTGTATTTTATACTATCCGTTACTCACGAACTCATTGAGTTCTCGGGCTTTGGCAATTATATCTCTTTCACTAGGAAACGGCTGAGGCTCATAAGGAACTGGAATCTCAGATTCAGTTTCTAAGGCTCGCTGTGTCTTTGCGTTGTAGTGTTCTTGTAATGCATAATTCTTTGCATTCCATTTTTCATGTAATGAATCCTTTGCCATTTGAAGAATTTCAAGGCGGATTTCATATGGGTTTTTATCACTCATTGTGTGTTTGTGTTTGTGTTTATGTTTTGAAGAGGCTTAAAGTTTGCCTTCTTCGCGAAGTTTTTTTCTTATCTCTGTGCCACTAATGTTATGGATACTGGCTCCAAGATCGTGTTCAGTGAATGTATATCCAACTCCTCGACCATAACTTATATCCGTAATATTAGGTACCACAATGATGTTATATTTATCTTCGTATTTGAATCCTTCTTGATTCAGTCCTTCTCTAATGTTTTTAATTACCTCTTCATAATTAAAGGGGTTATCTCCCCCGTCCTCTGTGTCGCGAACCATTATGGAAACTTGACCAGTGGTGGCTAATGCTTTCTTAAATAAAGCAGTGTGACCCGCATGCCATGGTTGCCAACGACCAAGCATTTGTACAGTGGGTAGATTTGGATTAAACATTTTTCTCTAATAGTTGTAGTTTAATCCTTTCTGCAGTTTCGGGTACCCATTCTTTCACTATGTAATCATAGCTAGTAGGAATCTCAAATATTCTATTTGTATCCTCAAAACGGCCTTCCTTTATTGTATGCATCCAAATGGAGAAGTCAGCACCAAAAGCCTCTCGAGCTTTTTCTGTGGGACAAACAAAATCTGCGAGTGCGATCTTACCAGCCTTTACGACTCCATCTGATAAGTGTCTCATTCGATTTGCTTGTCGAATTCTTCCTTCCATTGAGAAATCCCAATCATTATATTCCTTGCGAATAGCATCAGCATTAAGCCATACTCCATCAATCAGTTTAGAAAGTTCTTCCCCTAAGGTTGACTTTCCGCTACCGGGTAATCCAAATAATAATATTTTCATAATTAGTTAATAGTTAATTCAGGCGAATGACTGCCTGAGCGATGTGTGTCTTGTAATAAAATGATGGGGTGAGATAAGACCCACCCCATCGTTGTTTATTTAGAAGGAGAGAGCTACACCAAAATCGGTGGTTGCTTCCCATTCTCCACCTGTACCAGCGAAAGAATTATCACTGTTCAGATAATTGAATTGTACGAATACGCTAGCGGCACCTAGAGGTGCATCAATACGAGCGTAACCTACTGTATAATCATAATCATCTACTGTTTCAAATGATTGACCATACGCACCTCCAACAGATAATGCAAATACATTATTTGAGTATAGAGCATACTCGGTTGAAATCTCGGCAAGATAACGACTTTCATCATCAACGGTAACCGCAACAACTGAGTCTAAACCTAGGAGATTTACTCCATAAGTCGCACCCAATTCGAAGAGATTATCAACGTTTTCGATAGTCGTAAATTGACCCGAGACACCGAGAGCACCGATTGGTGTGCTCAATACTGTACCAACTGTTGTATACAATTGGTGATCTTCTGTATCTACATATTCAAGGTCGCCAACGAAAGAGAGTCCACCAAAGACTCCCAAGTCAGTTCCCAATTTTACATAACTGGCATCTGCGCCTGTGTATAGACCAGAGTCAATACGTTTTTCGTATTGTCCTACTTCGGCATCAAATTGCCAGGTCTTTGCTACTTCTTGCGCCTCACATTTGGAACCGCAGAAGAAGAATACATAGGCTGCATAGAGCACTGCTGCTCCGGCGACCCACTTAATGATTGTTGTTTTGTTCATTTTATACTTTTGTTTTGTGACATAGATATTCACTACGTCTTTGTTTGTTTTGTTTATTCAGATAGAAACTCAGGATCGGAAGAGCCGACAGGAGTATTGTTTATCTTGAATGTTTTTGGCTTCTTCTCTTCTGGTATATTCTTCTCAAGATGAACTGAGAGAATACCATCTACAAGAGCCACATTTTTCACTTCGATGAATTCACCGAGTGTGAATGCTTTATCGAACTTGCGTGTCGCAATGCCTTTATGAATATATTCTTTATCACCATTTAGATCAACATCCTTGGATGCGATGGTAAGAACATTTTCTTTTTGTTCAACGAATAAATCTTTCTCGTTGAATCCTGCAACCGCGATCGCGATTTCGAATTGGTTATCATCATGCTTCACCACATTGTGGGGCGGATAACCAGATGGTTTATCATTTAATTTTTCGAGTCTATTAAACATAGAATCGAAACCGATTGTCCAGGTTTGCCCTGGCCATGTATATGCGTTTGTCATTTATTGTTTCCTCCGTTAGGCAGGTTATGTGTTGTGAGACCCCGAAGGCATCTCATTCAAAGTAACAGCGTGTTACTTTAAAAGTTTATTTATATCTTTTTTGTATTGCCTATGGAGTATTTTGTTTCTAATGTCCATTCGGCTTTATCTTTGTGTGAAATTATTTTGATGCTTCTTATTGGTGCTACATTTGTTGTTTGATTCTCATCCACAATATTTAATAAGCCCCAATCGCTCAATAGAGTTACAATTGTATTTCTTCTACCTTGATCATTGATTGAGAAGTTAGAAGGTTTACCATCAAGCATAAATAATTCCTTAAAATGTACAATGAAGTATCGCCCTTGTTTGTGTAGAATATGGCAACTCTGAAATAGAGTATTGTGGTTCTTCTTAGAAGAGATACCTATACGAGTGAGTGTTTCTTTTATCTTTAAGAAATCATCGGGTTCAGAAAGTAAGACCTCGACCATATCATTAGGCGACCATTCTATAATTGTTTCATCATTCATAGGTCTATTTATAACTATTAGTTTTTTCGGGTTATGATATCATGTTTTTCATCTATTTCATAATGCTTTCCTGTATTTGGATCAATGAGAGAACAAAGTTTTTTGAATTGTGTTCCAGTAAAGTGTTTGGGTGCCTCGTATTGAATAGTGGAAAAATCACTTTCTGCCGAAATACACCAAGGTAGATATTCTTGTAGTTTATTAAATCTATTAATATTCAGATAATAATCAATAGCAACTTTTACTACATCTGATTCCATATATTCAATTATTTCGTCAACCTTGGGTGTTACAATGTAACCATGTGTACCACAGAATTTATGATTCGATCTAAGTCTACCTAAACCTTTTCTAATATATTCAATGTTTTCTATATCATTTACTGAATCTACATAACCGGGTGCACCTAGATTTACTATCTGTTTAACTCTCTTAATAAGATGATTGGGAAATTTACTTTCAACTATTGCATCATGTTCTAATATAAGAAAAGGTTCATCCATATCAATGCACTTCTTCCATAATAGAAAATGGGAAGCCCAACAAGCAAGCGCTGCAGGATTTTTATCTTTGACCCACCCATCCATTTTGATTCCATGTTTATTAAATATTTGTAAAGGATTGTCTTTTGGTTTTATGGCATTGAATATACTAGCATTATATCCATGTTTCCTAGCGCTGGCAAGTGCTTTTTTTGCTAAGAGTTCGGATTCTTTTATTCCTTTTAATGTTATGACAAATGCTTTCACTTGGTACCTCCTTTAGACATATACTTGCGAAGAGCTTTCATATCGATTAGATCATAGACATCTTCTGCTTTTTCTCGGCTACAAGAGTATGCTTCTTTAATCAATTCAATATCTTTACTATCCTTAGGCTTCTTGGCCCATTTCGAGAATCTGCGCTTTCTTCTTACTGCATGATACAGAAAGTCATAGTGCATCTTCTTTGAGATTTCAAAACGTTCATTCATTTCATTTGCCAACATTACTGTATCGACAAAGTAGGATAGACCACGATTCACCATGAAGGGTGGATACTTGCGATCAACCGAATCTAGATCAGATGCTTCACCTGAATTATCCGCCTTGATATCTGTGAAGAGGTAACTCTTCTTTTCATTAATTGAATTTAGAAAATCAAACGGGGTCATAATTCATCTCTGCTGTATATTTATCTATACCCATTTGCCGAGCTTCGACAACAATATTTTGTATATCAACTGAATCTAATTCACTGATAAGAGACATTATATATGTTGTGGCACCATCAAGACCACCCGAGGCTTCTATCCAAGCATATTTGTATTCATGTGATGCAGTCGCTTCTGTTTGTCTATGAATCCATGTTTCAAGTGCTTGTGCATCATCGGCTGTTTCTGTCAACAGATAGCGAACATAGACTGTATTTCTATCCACATTATTCTGATCACAATAATGCCTTGCGCCGTGTTTACCTTTCGCTGCTCTCATACCATAAGTACGACCTAGTAGATTCTTTTTACTGAGTCCATTATATCCAATCTTCTCATGTACAATAGCATCTCCAATTTCCTCAATGTCTTCATCAAGTGCAAATTGATAAACTCCAACCATTTCTCCACCAAGCGCATACCAAGCTTTACTTTGGGATGTTGGGATTTCCATTACTGGCATCCAGTCAATTACTTTCTTAATTTTGTCTTCCATAATATAATTTAGTTTATTTGAATTGCGCTGTTCCCATAATCTCTGTGAGACAAGCAACCAAGTTTAGTTCACGATCAGCAACAAATGCTGCTTTGTATTGATAATCAGCCAACAGTAAGATTACTGGCGGGATTGATTGAGATTCTAGGATATCATAACTGGTGTCATAGATTCTCCGAAAAACAATAGACGAGTCAATGTCAGAATTAGCAGCTGCCCAAGACCTCATAGAACGGAAATCTTTTTCTTTTAGATGTTTGACCAGTTCATTGATTTCTGATTCGCCAGTAGTAACAATCTCTGGTGTAAGTGTACCAGATGTTGAATATCTCTGACACTCATTGATCACACGTCGCCAGTCTGGCGCATGTTTCATAATCAGATTGGCAATAGCCTGCTTGCTGTATTCTACCTTCTGATTCTCAAGAATGAACTGGAGCCTCTTCATAAAGGTCGCAGCTAGTTTTGGATCGTTGATCTTCACTTCGTTGAAATCGATCACGGTACATCTTGAATGAAGAGGTTCGATAATACGATTCTTGAAATTACAAGTCAGAACAAAGCGACAGTTGCCAGAGAATTCTTCAATGAAACCACGAAGAGCCGGCTGCGTCGATTGAGCATTTAGATAATCGGCTTCATCAAGTATTACCAGTTTGTATTTCTTTTCCATATCAAGCGACATAGAAGAAGCAAACTGTTTGATCTTGTTTCTGAGAATATCAATTCCACTCTCTTCAGAAGCATTGATCAAAAGACAATCAAGTCCCAGTTCATTAGCCAAAGCACGAGCGATAGTTGTCTTTCCTGTACCAGCAGGGCCAGCCAAAATGATGTTTGGTACATCATTGTTCTTCACAAATTCCAAGAAAGTTGTTTTCAACTTAGATGGAAGGACACAATCTTCAATAGTTTGTGGTCGGTATTTTTCTACCCACAATAGGTTTTCTTTCATAATGTAATAATATATTAATTCAAATAGATGTCAATAAAATGGTGGGCGCCAAAATGACACCCACCATAATACTTATACCTCTTCCTTAAAATCGAATTCCAGCTGTTCTGGTATCTTTTCGACTTCTTCGGACTCAGGCTCTGGTTCATCTTCATCTGGCTTATTCGCTTCGATGAATGCATATAATTTATCTCTCAAGATACCAACATCTGTCAGTTCGGTTCCTTTAAAGGCGCCGCGTTCTGAACAGATATCAATTATCTGCAAGGATAAATTTAGATCATTTATATTGATCGATGGTTCATTATTTTCTTCGTCCATATAACTAAGCAATGTTTGTGGATTTATCTAGAGCTATCCAATATTGGACATTCTTTGTTTTGTGTTTCCAGTTGGAAATTAATTTGTTGGTGATGTTCACTTCGTAGTCACCGCCAATAAGTTTAAGATTATCAATGTTGAAACGATAATCAGAATCATTCTCATCGCCACTATAATCTCCGACCTCTAGAGAATAACTATTGGATGATGGATTCTGTGAGCAAAGAACTTTTGCAACAACCTTTCCGCCATCTACCGAAAGAGATAGCGAAGGAGAATCGAGGCTCAGACTTGATGCTGCACGACGAATGGCTTGAATAGATTCATCGGTAAAATTAAATGTCATATCAGCCGCGGGCATATTAATATCCTTTGTCTTCTTTGTCAAAATTTCCTTGTCTGCAAAGTGGTACTTTACACTTGCTGAACCAGATTTAAGAGTAACATGACTATCAAGGAATTCTAGCTCGGGGTCTTCAATAAGACTGTGAGCAGAAAGGAATTCATTTACGTCATAGATACCGAATTCAGAATCAAAGGACTGTTCAATCTGAGCTTCTGCTAAGATGTGTTTTGCCTCTGCCAGTGTTGAAATAGTCGAACCAGGGTTGACTACGATGTTGGGTTGAATGGCACCAAAATTTCTTAGTACCTCTATTGTTTCATTACTTAGTTTCATTGTATATAACTATATCAGGTTATGGTTCTTTGTCAAATCTATTTTGACTTATTTTCGATCATCTTCGCAGCGATCTCATTAAATTCTTTCATCCAACCATCTTCACTTGCTGGTGGACGATCATCTACCCAATTATCTCTTATCATTGAATCACGAAGAACCGCGAGTCCAGTTATAGCATGAGATATGTGATGAATACCAGAATCGGGGTCGATGTCTTCGCCCTCATACCATGCGGCTAAATGTCGCATCGCAGCATCATAATATACAGAGCCTCGAACTCCCGCTTCTCTCCAATTAAAGCGACCATATTTTAGGTCGCCGTGTAGTTTAACAAGTCCTGCTTCCATCAGAACATTCATAGGCATTCCGCTCATGGGTACCTTTTTAATTCCGCAAGAATCTTTTGGGTTAGTTGGTTTTCTTTTCATATAAAATTTGATATAGTGAGGTGGCACCCGTAATGGGCGCCACCTCGATTGATTATGAATTACTATCGTATCCCTCGACAATAAAGTGTTTATGGCACATCGACCTCAGCATTATAGGCTTCGTAGTCAGCAACCGGTTCTTCTTGAGTGAATTCCTCTAGGTTCGCAGATTCATCGATCTTCGTGTAGAGGTCAAGGAAAGCATCCTTAGTCTCACCGTCGAAACGGTTGATGCACATCTCAATCGACTTCATGCGATTGGCGAAAATGGAATGGCTCTTCACAATGTGGCAGAGACGGCGAGTAGAAATCACTTCGTCCACCGCTTCGTCTTCGAATGTTTTACGAATCACATTTGACCAGGCGACAAGCTTGTCGATAAACTCGAGGTCGTTCACCTCATATTTTTCGGCATGCTTGACCAAAATCTTTTTCTCAATGCGAGCGGCAGGATATTCCTGTTCGATTGTGGCGACAAAGCGTTCTAAGAAGGCATCGTCAATGATTGATGCCGCGGTGTAGCGACCGTCATCAGAACCACGACCTTTAGTATTCGCAGTGGCGATCACCGTGAAACCTCTGGCAGGGGTAATGACCTCACCAGTCTTCTTTAGAAGAACAGGATTGCCCTCAAGAACCCCTTGGAGGCACATGATCTTGTTAGTCGAACGGTCGATCTCGTCAACCAGTAGAACGGCTCCACGTTCCATAGCCTTGACTACGGGGCCTTTTTGATAGATTGTCTCACCATTGATGAGTCGAAAACCACCGATAAGATCGTCTTCATCGGTCTCGGGTGAAATCTGAACACGGATGTATTCACGCTTGGCTTTGGCACAAGCTTGTTCCACCATGAATGTTTTACCATTACCGGACATACCCTCAATATATAAGGGGTAGAAAATACCAGCGGCAAGAATATCAGACACAGTCTTGAATTCACCCCATTTGACATATGTAGGGTCGACGGATGGAATGTGAATCTCATCGTCAACAACCGAGGCAACTGTGGTTGCCAGTTTGAAATTCTGAGCAGCAGTTGGAACCGCGGGGGTCGAAACAGGAGTGTCGGCAGTGAGGAATTCACCAGTGACCTCCGAAACAGGAAATGAGTAATAACCTCGAGTCGAGCCTTTCGAGAACATTGTTCGAACCGACTTGTGGACAAGAGATCGTTTCAGTCCGAGACTCTCACCGACATCGACGATGTCACGAATCTTGACTGGGGCTTTAGTGGAATCCATCGCTTGGTGGATGGAGGCGATATTTGTGTTTGTTAGCATATTTTTCATAATCAATCTTATATGTATATTATATCAGGTTTTGGAGATTTGTACAGGATTTTAAGGCTTTGAGTATCAACGGGTTGGGAAATTGGTTTGTATCTTTACCAAAAATTGATAAGTTGTTGATATTCAATGAATTAGACATCCAGTTCACTTCGTGGTTTAAGCAATTTGTTGAGCAAGGCTGGTTAGAAGAACCCGTGTTTGGCGAGCCTTTTGGTTATGGGCACCGAACTGTTTAGCAAGCTTGTTCTGAGCCTTGCGAGAGTTAGCAGCATCTTCGTCGATACTTGTTACAAAGTCATTGTCATTAATTTGGACATCCGAATCTAAGATGTAGTAGGCACCGAAACCACGATTCTCCACACTTGAGAAACCATTCTTGGCATGTAATTTTTTGGCTTTCTTGAGTTTATCCGCTCTAGGAATAAAACGAGAGAGAAGTCGAGTGAGTTGTTTCTTGTGGTTTGGAAGAAAAAAACCAATAGTGGATATACCGGGTAGATCACCAATCATCTCCATCAGATCATTTGTTGACCTGTAACGAGAGATGGTGTGATTCTTACCTCCACATTTGATTTCAATTCTAGAGCGCATCTCATTCCACTCATGGGTCGTATTGATGTTAGAGCTTTCTCCATCTGTCAGAGTAACAAAAGTGGTTTTCTGTATTCCGTTCTTCTTAGCAAAGTCAGTCACAATGGTTGGCATCATAGTCAATACGCTATCCAATGGAGTGCCACCGAGTTGATCGTATTGACCACCACGCCAGTGAGTATTCTGAGTCATCCAAAGGGCTTTGAAAGCCTCTTCATATGTTGTCTTGTTCATCTCACTGGTGATGTGTTCCACAAGAATCACATTGGAAAGGTCAACCTCATTGAATGTCGCCTCTATTTTAGATGGTGATTTGATCGCCCATGTATTGGTGAAAGAATAAACCCGAAAAGGAATTCCTACCTTCTTACAAAAGGTAACCAAGTTGAGAGTCTGATCGATCACATCTTTAAGAACTCCAGCCATTGAGCCAGAATAATCTAATAGAAAAATCATGCCGTGCGATTTAGAATCAGCAAGCTTGGTTTGCGAGAGGAAAAGTTCATCGGTCAACTTGTAGTTGTGCAGCTTGTTCACATCCAATTTACCTGTACGACTTTCTGTGGCACGAGAATATTGATAAGCAGCTTTGCGTTGTTCGAATTCACGAACCAGAGTTCCAACCTTCTTATTAGTTGCCTTACGAAAATTGGTGTATCGAGTGTTCACATCCAATTCAATCGCACTGTCTTCGCCGAAGATTTGAGTGCCGCGGTCTTTACGCAACATATCGTACTTGATGATCGAGTCATAAATGTAGTTTGGACGTGGGAGCATCACCGGTGTGTATTGCCTCTCATCTTGGTCTTCTACGATTTGCTCAAGCTTGTCTTCGAAATCTTTAAGAGTATCAGCGACGAGTTCTTCAGGGACAGATTCACTTGCACCGTCATCAGAAGCAGCTGCGGAAGTCTCTGTTTCATCATTGTCATTTTCAGAACTGATGTCAGAACTCGATGCATCGACATCAGGCATACCTTCATCACCATCATCGTCTGTTTCTTCACCACCATCGGCTTCGGAGCCATCGTCTGTTTCTTCACCACCATCGGAGTCAGAACCATCAGTTTCGGTATCCTCGTCTTGTTCTGAAGGCAAAGGGTTTGAATCTTCGGCTTCTTCAGAAGAGTCATCGTCTTCACTTTGATCTTGTGGTGGCTCTTTATCAAGCATGTCTTTGATCTCTAGGCAAATGTCTAGAACATCGTCGAATGTTTCAGCCTTGAGACACTTCTGGTAGATTGCTTCCTCATCGTCATCCAATGGGATGTATAGATGTGAACCAACTTTGCCTCGCAAATTGAGACGGTCAAGAAAACCACATTCGGGTATGTTCTTTTCCTTGGTACCAAAGAAGTCATCTTCGACCAACTCGGAATAAGCCTTGCGGAATACTCGTGGCAAGCCAGGATAAGTGTCTTGAATCATTCGCTCGATTCTGATGTCTTCGACAATATTGCAGACATCAAATGGAATGTTGCCACACTTGGTATGGAAGTCTTCAATTCCTTTTTCAGGAGTGTAAAGGGCGTGTCCGACCTCGTGTCCGACCAACATATCGTAGACATCCTTGCTCTTGTTTTTCCACATGGGCAAACCAAGGACACGATTCTTAACATCAAACATTGCGGTCTTCATGTTGCCGTGAGTCACAGTAATGTTCTCTTTGGCTAGAAGACGGGCGAGGGTGGATTGGAGTTCGTAATTCATAATTAATCTTATATGTATATTATATCAGGTTTTCGCAAATTGTACAGGACTTTATGTCTTTCACCATCAACGGGTTATGGTCTGTATAATTCATCTCTGCAAAAATTGATAAGTGGTTGATAGTCAACATATTAAAAATCATTGAGTGATGGATTTAACTCTGAGATGAGTTCTCTTTCGCGCTGGTAAGCAGCTTTGCGACCACGGACAACTTCAAGAACCTCATAGTAGATGGTCTCATTTGTCTCACGGATGAAATTGCACATCGTCCAGTCCTTGTTTTCCTTCATGGCACGGGAGATATGTTTCTGAACACGAATCTTAACAGATTTCCAAAATGCTCGACCTTGAGAAACCGTAAGTCCGATATATGTATCGTCACCACCGCTCACACGGTAAAGAACGTAGTTTCTATCTTTTCTTTTCTTTCTCATTATAGGTATATTATATACTATAAATGCCATTTTGTACAGGACTTTAACCCACTGAGTATCAACAGGTTATGAAAGAAAATTAGAGAGAAACCAAAAGTTTACTAGTTGTTCACTATCAATGACTTACGAATACGTTTCAATTCTTCAAGCAAATGAGAGTAATTCTCACTATATTGGAGTTCTATTTGATAGTCTTTAAGAAAATCTCTTTTGAGGACTTTATTAAAGTATGTTTCGAATAACTCCTTTGAGGGCAAGTTATCTTCTTTACCCAACATTGATTGAATCATGTATTCAGTATTATTATATGTGTCCATATATCTCATATACTAAACCTATTACTTTTTTATACCAGAGAAGTTTCTAATCTTCTCAAATTCTATCTTAGCAGGAAATTTACCTTCTAGTAAATCTTGCTTGTGTGATATCACAAATACATTTGAATCATCCCTTAGTGTGAAAAGGATTTTAAGGAGGTTATCAACTCCATCTGCATCCATACTTGAATCAAATGTTTCATCCAATATCAAAAGATTGGTATTGGCTGAGTTCTTCATCTTGGCTATCTGTCGCCAAGCAAAGAGAAGAGCCAAATCAATTCTTTGTTTCTCACCTTCGGAAAATGAATCATAAGAGAAGTCATCTCTATGCCTTGACTTGATTGTCTCATTAAAAGAATCATCGAGGTTGAATGAAACAAAGAAATCTAGCACCTGTAAATATTGATTGATAAGTTTATTCATCACAGGCAGATATTCACGAATGATCTTTGTCTTTATTCCTGTGTCCTTTAATAACTCAAAGATCGCCTCGATGTATGTCTTAACATGATTCTGTGATTGCTGTTTCTTATTCAAATCTATAATAGACTCTTCATCATTCTGCAATTCCTTTTCAGAACCACTTGTATCTACCGAATCAATTGCGTCTGCGGATTCTAATGAATCTACTTGTTCCTGGCAATGTTGAATAGTGCCTTGATTCATACGAATATCTGTACGAAGCTTGTCCAAATTCTTCTTCTTAATATCTAAAGAATCGAGGGTTTTCCGAAGTGAAAAATCGTCCTTTTCTAATGATTCTAGGGTGCCTTGAATAACACTAGCCGATTCTTTTATGCCTGATTTCTTAGATGCTTTTAATTCATCAGAGATAGTCTGATCACAAGTTGGACAGCAGTCGTTATCCTCAAAGAACTTTGATTGCTTCATCAATGATTTTAGATCGTGGTTGCATGTGTTCTTCTCAAAGCCTATGTTCTTTCTTCCCTCTGTCGCTTCTCCTATAAGAGAACTAAGTTCTGGCCACTTTTCATCAAACTCTTCTTGCAATTCTGTGTTTCTCTTTTCAAGAAGTTCTTTCTCATCTTTCAGAGATTTAATCTTCTTTGTATTCTTAACAGAATTCTTCAGATCGATTGCTTTCAATTCATCAATGTGCTTCTTCTTCAATCGTATTGATTCAGTAAGTATACTAACCTCATTAACTGTATTGATTAGATCATTCTTGAGTTTAGAATATCTATCCTTTGTCAGAACATTCATCTTTGTGAATATACCAATATCTAACAGATCTTCAATAACACCTCTTCTTTGTGCTGTTGGTAGTTGCATGAATGGAAT